CAGTGATAAGATGGCAAGCACGTTCACTATTAACAGTAGCACTTTGTGGGTGCTCAAGCTCGCCCATAGCGCGGTTAGTTTTAAGAAATTCTTGATTGTAGCGCTCTACCTCCTTCGTCATCTCGTCAATATCGTAAATACGATTGTTACGGTTCTTTTCGCCAGCTACCATATAGGTGCCTGCAATGTACATTGTCGATGGCTTATCTTTGTTACCCTCTTCAATAAGGTAATCAAGACCTTCCGTAATTGGATTTTGAGTTATTAACTTAAGTAACATGTTGCTTATATTATTTATGTAACTCCTTGCTTTTTCTATGGACTATCATAATATAAAGCATGGTTTCTCCCAAATATAGTGTAGTCATTCCAACTTATAACCATTTGGATGACTTTCTTAAACCGTGTTTGCAAAGTATTATCAAGTATACGGATTTAAATAACACTGAAGTTATTGTTGTAGCTAACGGTTGTGTGGATAATACAGCATCATATGTAAAGGAGCTATCAATTACATATCCAAGTATTAAGCTTATTGATGAGAAAGAGGGATTAGGATACACTAAAGCTACTAATATAGGTATTAAGGCTTCTGTAGGAGAGTATGTAGTATTACTAAACAACGATACCGTACTTTTAGAGCAAAACGTTAATCAGTGGTTGGAAATGCTTGAACAACCATTTATTGATGACCCGCAAATGGGCGTTACCGGGCCTTTGTGGCAAGATGATAAAATTACTAATCAAAAGTTTATTATATTCTTCTGTGCAATGATACCAAGACGTGTTATCAATAGTGTTGGTATATTAGATGAAGTATACTCACCGGGTAGCGGAGAAGATATTGATTACTGTATTAGAGCAAAACAACAAGGGCTAAAGATACAAGTTGTACCATACAATACGAATTTAGAAAGAAAAGATAATAAAATAGTAGCAGGTAATTTTCCAATTTATCACTATGCAGAAGGTACGTTTGAAAATGTAGAGAATTATAGTAGTGTTGTTTTTAAACGCAATAGTTTAATCAATTTGAAGAAGTATAATCCACTTGCAAGATTACATTTAACCTCACGCAACGATCCTAACTTATTAAGTAGTTTTATTAAAGTACATAAAACAGCACCAAGTAGTGATATTATAGGGGATTGGAGTGCGTTACCTTTTGATAGAAATACAATTGAAGAAATAGCTCTTATAGATTCATTTGAAGATATACCCTTAACTTTATTACCTAATTATACAAATGAGTGGTATAGAGTTTTACGTAAAGGTGGAAGAGTAGTAGCACTAATAAAACACATTAACGCGGCGGTAGTATGTCAAGCATTTATAGGTAGCGGGTTTTCGATAACCGGTACACAAAAAGAAGGTACTGATCAATTATTAATACAAGCACATAGACCACTTTTATGATAACAGATAAAGTAACAGCAACAGTTTCTACTAAGGGTAGGTTCAATACAACACTACCATTAGTGCTAACGTCGTTAGCTAATCAAACACTTAAACCTTACCGTCTCATCATATATGATGATAATGACGTAATGGAAGATTTAAGAAATAATGAAATATATAGAAATCTGTTCACTCTTATGAATAGAGTGGGCATGGTTTGGGAAGTTAAGCCTGGTGCGCGTAAAGGTCAAATATGGAATCACCAGCAAGCACTAACTGATGTTACCTCAGAGTATATATGGCGTTTAGATGATGATAATGTAATGGAAACAAACACATTATCAGATTTGTTTAATTATATACAATCAGATGATAAGATTGGCGCGGTAGGACCGCTTATATTAGACCCTAAAGCAGATATCGGTCATAAATTAGCTTCTAATAAAATAGAAGACATATTTTTAGGTATGAATATACAGTGGCGAGATACAAACACCCATTCCTATATAGATGTAGACCATTTACAGGGTAGTACATTTTTGTTCCGTAGAGAAGCAGGCAAACACGGCTACGATTTAAGACTATCTAAAGTAGGTCATAGAGAAGAAACAATCTTCACGTATGAAATGAAAAGAGCAGGATGGAGATTAGTAGTATTGACTGGTGTTAAGACCTGGCACATGCGTTATGGAGCTGGTGGTATTAGAAGTGATAATCAAATTAAACAGTTTCAAGATGATGAAAATATATTCATAGAATATATTAAAAAATGGAATATAAAAACTAAACCTGTTAAGGTTATTCCATTAGATAGCGGTATTGGTGATCACTATGCTTTTAGAAGCGCATTACCTGCTATAAAAGAAAAACACAAACACGCAAAACTTGTTATAGGTGCTTGTTACCCTGCTGTTTTTGAGGGGGAAGAAGGTATTGAAGTAATAAGCTTAGCGGACTGTGCAGCATTTGTAAAAGTAGAAGAGTATAATATATATGCTTGGATGGATCACATGAATTGGAAAAAATCTTTAACAGAAGCCTATAAAGCAGCATACGCAACATGAAACAAGTACTAATAAGTCCATACGCCCAAGCTTTACGCAACGGCAATACAAACCCTAAGAACTTTCCATATTGGAAAGAATTAGTAGCGTTAATGAATAATGCTGGTATCAAGGTTGTTCAAATAGGCTCTTCCAAAGATGTAGTAGTAGAGGGAGTAACAGATTTTAGGCAAAACTTGTCTCTAACTCAAATAAAAGACCTTGTTAATGAGAGTGATACTTGGATATCTGTAGATAGTTTCTTACAACATCTATGTGCATATTATAAACTCAAACGAGGTATTGTTATATTCAGTCAATCAGACCCTAAAATCTTTGGATATACCCGTAACCTTAATATGTTAAAGAGTGAGCGTTATCTAAGAGAAAAGCAATTTTGGTTGTGGGAACAATGTGATTATATTCAAGATGCATTTGTTAGTGCTCAAGAAGTAATGGATACCTTATTAAAATTATTAGATGCTAAGTAAGTATTAGCGATATGGCTAATCCTTCCAGCACTGTAGGTCCTGCAGACTTTCTATCTACTAATTTAAATAATAGAATTAAAAGCTATGATATGCTTGCAGAGCGTATCTTCTTTCAACTCGGTGCACCTGTAATTAACCTTGAAATTGCGTGCGTGGCAGCATATGACATGATTGCATATGCTATTGAAATGTATACAAAGTTTACTCCAGGCACGGAAGAACTAATCGTATTTGATAGCAATCTCTATACAGGCGGTCAGGGTATAAGAATGGACACGCTTATTAATAATACTTTAAACCCAGAAGTATCTGCCTTAAGTTCTACATTTCAATCCGGTTGGGATGTCGATTTAAACGATTACAGAAAAGTAATCGATGTTACTTCATTTACTGTTGGTACTAATAACGGTGTTAATACGCTGTTTACTATTGAACAATCAATGGCACAACAAATGCACTTTGCTTATAGTTTAGGTAGTAAGGCGTTTGACGTTATTTCGTGGCACATCTTAAAAGACTGGTTAAAGACTCGTGAAAAGGTGTTTGCACAACAACCTTATTTTAGATTTGATCCACGTACTCAAGTTTTACGTATTACACCAGATCCAGTAGTAGCAGCTAATACTGATCGGTATTGGGCTACAGTTAGTTGTAGAGTAGAAAGACCTATTAAAGATCTTGTTAAAGAGCGCTGGGTAATGGAGTATGCTAAAGCACTTATAAAGATTAATATCGCTAATACGCGTGGTAAATTCAGCGGTACACAATTATTTGGTAGTGGTACACTACAATACGATACGTTAATGACACAAGGTGTTACTGAAAAGAAAGACCTTGAAGATCAGTTAATGAACACACGTCAAGAGGATCAAGAACCTCCCGGATTTTTTATGGGCTGAACTTGTTCTTTATCAAGTAGTTATACGTTTAAGTCTATAACCTTTTCGAGTTGGGCCGCCAATATTATTATACAGCTCGCAAGCAGAACTATCATCCATTATACCAGTCAACTTAACCTCTTTAAATGTATAAAAAGGACCAAGCTTTTCTTTTTTATTAATAAGAAAAAACGGTGTAGTATTGCAACGCTTTCTGGCAGGCTTTTTTATGGGGTAGTTATTAAGCGCCTGGAAGCGCGCTTGGTGCCCCGCCCGCTGCTTCAGGTCCTGCTGGAGCCTCTCCACCCGCTGGTGCTTCACCGCCTGCTGGTGCTCCACCACCTTGAGGTGGTAATGCGCTTCCACCACCGCCCGGTCCAGGACCAAATGCTGGAGGTGTACCACCGCCGCCCCCACCACCACCGCCACCTTCACTACCTGCTGCACCACCACCGGTAATACCTTGACGCCAGTTAGTACCAGCATTAGTGATTTGAGTTAATTCAAACGTAAAGGCAGCATCTTTCTTTTGCCACTCTCTATTAACCTTTAAGTCTTCGTCTGTCCAGTTCATATACTTCTTTAAAGCATATGATTTTGATACAGCTTCTGTTTGAATAATATCGCTTAATGTCTTAAACTTTAGCTCATGTATTTGAGCTTCTCTTGCAGCATGGAAATACGTAGGCGGGTTAAATGCAACGTTAATATCGTGATCTTTAAGCTTGTACTGATCCCACAAACCTTTTAACTTTAAATGCGATATAAACGTTTCTTTTAATGTAGAAGCAAATTGACGTTGAAAACGTATAATAAGTAAAGCGAACTTAAGTTCTTCTCTTAAAATTTCAGTACCATCAGCAAACTTAGCTTCTGGATCTAAACGACTTGTTGGTACACGTAAGGCTTTATATAACTTCTTAACAAAGTAATTTAAATCATCTAATTGACCTAAGTTTGCACCACCTTGTAGTTGTGTAACATCTGTACCGCTTCCATCTGGTCTTTTTGCAAACCAATAGCTATCTAACATGGATTGTGGATCATACACATTAACATTTGCACCTTGATCGTTGTCGTATGTTCTACGAGACCAGTAATTTTGCATTAAGCGCTTCATATACGCTTCTGCTTTAGGTCCAGGCATATTACCAACGTCTACTTTAAATACTAAACGCTCTGGTGCTCTAACTAAACGATAAACAACAATACTATCTTCAATTAAGCTTAATTGTTTATATGCTCTACGTGCCACTTCAAGATATGGTAAACGAATCGTTTTGTGTTCGTTCCATACATGAGAATGAAAATACGTAACCTGGTGACGCTCTAAAGGTATTAATTCTTGTTTTGTTGTGTATCTATTGTTTGTATCTATATCGATTTTAGGTTTACGCAGTAAGAACCCTTTAATTAACATATTTTGAATGTTATCGTATATAGGGTTAATATATTCTGTAGGTATTTGAACAACACCAATAATACCAGCGTCTTTTTTGTTCTCGTTAATTACGTTTTCAAAAAACAACTCAGCATCAATAAGAATTGCTCTAATGTACTCGAAGCCTTTATTCTCTAAATTAAACTGTTCAATTAAACTGTGAAAGTTCTTTTGTAGTTCTTTAACAATGACTTCGTCTTTACCTTCAGACACTTTTAAGTTTATGTACTTTCCTTTTTCATCTTTTACTAAAAATTCATCTGAAATTTCATCCAGTGCATGACTAATTTCTGCATAAGAAGCCATAACACGATAATCAGCAATACGCTTTGGTTTATCTGTATCTACTAACGCATAAAGGTAATCATGATATGCTTTATTAATGACAACTCCCTCTAAAGAAGGAATCATTGGATTATCTTGTGCGGTAGATACTGCCTGTTTGTATACTTTTTCTTTAGCAGAACTACCTATCTTATAGAAATCTTCAAACTTAGGGTTTAATTCCTTTACGTTGTTAATTACTTGATTATTACCTGTATACGGTAACCTATTAACAAGGTTGTTAAATGACCTTGTAAAGAAATTGGGTTGTACGTTGTCAGCCATTGTTAATATTTACACTGTTAAACGTTATTATATACTGGATTTGTTAAATTACCACTGCTTTGTTGTTGTACCGAGTATTTGGAAAAATGGTAAAGTAGAACTATAAGCCGTAAAAGGAGCTGTCGCAGATGCAGCAGTATGGTCTGTATTAAAGCTTGTAGCAACATAACCGCCCATGTTTGGCCAAGTCGACGTACCTGTTATTAAGTATTAACTACTTGTATACCTGAAATATAAGGGTATTGAGTTGAATAGTGAATATTATATGCACTATTAGATAGGAATGTGTAGCCAGCATCGTTTGCAATAATTATATCAAAATAACCTGTTGCAGAAGGAGCGGGGTAATTTAATGAGATAAAATTATCATTTAAAGGTATGTAGTCTGTAATAGGTACAACCCCTGTAAGTGTGGGGTAAGAAAGAGATAACATATCTGTAGACACAAATGGTGTAAATGTTGTACCGTTACCAAACATAGTGTGTGTATTTGCGCTTAAAAATATACTATTAGTGTGAGATAGCATGTTACCGTGTATGCCTATATTACCAGATAAGCCTTGATGTGTGATCCATCTACTAACGTATGGTAATTGTGGTACAGCAGACACAACAAACGATTCTGTATATTCAGGGTTAACTAAAGATTCGTAGTTTTCTAATAAAGGTACTGCTGATACAGGATTAAAGTTAGTATCTATTTTAAATATTCTACCCTTTGTGTTGGCGTCTGCTTTAAACAACCACCCTTTAATCGTAAATGATGTGTCGCATGTAACCCGGGTTGGTTGTGAAGCGTTTTGATCGGTTGGGTACGTCATATTAAGAGTACCATTCCAAAGTACATCTGAACGAATCTCAATACCAGTCATACCTTCTCTTTGCCACGAAATAACAAAATAAGGATCACTATATGGAACAAAATTACTTAAAATCTGATCCATGTCGTTTTGAAAACGAGTCATAATACTAACATTAACCTCAATATTAACCGGTACCGGTTGAAGGTTTTGGTTAGAAGTAGAAACACCACCCGTGTTAGGGTTTAAATTAAATTGACCGTATATTTTATTAAATACTCGATTCTGATCCCTGGAAATATTAGATATCCAAAACGCAACAGCCGGTAGAGTAAAGTTTTGAGCTTTATCTATTAAGTCAAACAACACTCTCTGCTTAGGTGCATATACATAACGAACAGCTACGTTGTTACCCACTTTACCATTGTTATCATAACGCTTTACTATCGCTCCGTCAAATGCCTGGAGAAATTGCGTTAATAAATCCCTTACCTCCCAATGATATGTATAATTCTGCACTTATATACTTATACAATACGATCTAAGAAGTGTTTGGGTAAGATCTTCTTATTAT